TACACATTAGATAAAATTATTGGTTGATTAATTTGCCAATTATCGGTGTTAAAATAGTCTTGTAATGTAATTAAACATCTTGCTATAACGTCTTCACTGGTATAATTTGGTCTTACTATAATATCAAAATCGCATCCTATGTTTATAATATAAGCAGTTTTAATATTAATAGCGTCTGTTAACATTCTATAATCCTCAATATAATTCTGTAAGTTTGTCATTAAAGCAGAAGAAGGTTGAGCCAATTGACCTGCTGTATTTAAACCTAACGTATATAGACTAACTAATATTTGATCCTTTTGACTAGGATCTGCGCTTAAGTAATTCGCAAAAGTTGCATCATCTTTAGTAACATATACTTTAGCTATCTTACCAAATTTAGAAGGCATACTTAAACATCTAGCCAAATAATCTTCTTGAGTAACAGCTCTTAATTGACTAGAAAATTCTGCTTGAATGTTTAATTTTAATTCCTCGTTAGTATCTCCATCTCCACCACCAGAAGCAGGATTAGCATTGCTAACTGCGATAGTATTTTCAAAAGCCGCATTAACGCTATTAATAGTCTTGCTAACAATGTAAGTTAATTGATTAGATAAGACGTTAGCAGAAGCACCACCACCGGTTATATAAGTTACTGTTAGAGTTGTATTTTGCGGGGCTAATCCATAAGTTTGAGTAGTAACAAAGTTGGTAGGATCAAAAGCAGTATTCAATAAACTTAAACCAGTAGTTAGACCAACTCCAACTGAATTAGGGTTTGGAATTACGCTATTATCTGAAACTTGATTAATGCCGGCTCCAAATTCTATATTCAAAGATCCGTCAGTTTGAACTCTTGTTGTGAATCTTCTTGGAACGTTTACTTTTTGAATCATGTAAGGCACCTGATTTCCAGTCTGATAAAAATCAGGGTAGTTAGCAGCAGTATTTTCAACTGGATTAAGAATATAATCTTGAGCTAAATAAGGAACTTCGTACCATAGGTTGCCATCTGAATCTTCTACTTTTAATATAGTGATAATATTAGAATCCTGTAAATTTATAGTTACAAATCTTTGAGCAGAACCAAAAGCAAAGTTTTGATTTTTAACCTGGCCAGATATTGCTTGTGATGATTTTTTTAATAAGAAACTTGTTGGAGCTCCGTAAGAGTCTACAGTGTAAGTAGTTATTGTTGTAGGATCTAAAGAAGAAGACATTGTGAAATCTACTTTACTAGGCACATAAAAGAATATAGAGTTATCTATATTAGATCTAACTTGCATTCCCGCACTAATAGTAGAAGCGTATGAAAAATCAGGAATTACGTCACCTACAACGTTTATAGAAGGGATTTGTTGATACACATCTAAGTCAACTATTGCAGCAGAAGTAGTTTTTGGTCTATATCCCAACATGTAGGCCAAAGAATATAAGTTGCCCTTTTGTTTTGCATATTGTAAAAAGGTCTCTTGTAATTGGTTGTCTAAATAGAAAGATAACACATCGCCTACATAAGAAGCCATTTCAATAAACATAGAACCAGGAGATGCCTGACTAAAGTCATTGTACACGGTTGGATAATAAGATTTTGCGTACTCTATCAAATCTGATTTGAAAGAGCTAAAATCTTTGTTTAAATATTTTACATCAGTACTGTTTGGCATCTTTACATGTTTTGTATTGTCAATAACACATCGTCGTTTTCTCTAGTGTTTTTTATGCTGTAACTAAATTTTATGTTTATAGAGTTTGTATCCGGTTGGCCTATAACGTCCAATTGCGTAACATCGATACCTGTAAAAGCGCTTTCTAATTGACTCATTAAAGACGTTTTAATATCGTCAGCAGTAGAATTCTCTATTTGTTCGAAAAGCTTTGATCTTAAGCCTGCTCCAAATGTAGGATTGAATGGTCTTTCTCTAGGATCAGTCAAAAGAAAATTAATTATGTTGTATCTTAATTGCTCTTTTGTTGTATAAACACTTTGAAAGGCTGCTGGCGTTTCAAATGGTATCTTTACGCCTATTCCTGTGGAAGGCTTTAAATCAAGGGGCGATATTTTTTTAATGTTATATGCCATTATATTTGTCCTTTAGCCATCATTTTATTCATTAACGCTGAAAAGTCAGGCACTTCATTTATTTGTACCATGCTTGGATCAGAACTTGGTCTTGCTGTGGATAACATTCCATTAACGTCTCCAACTGCAACTTGTTTTGGTTGAAAAAGTTCCATTGGATCTGCCATTCCCATACCTTCCATTAAGTTATCAGTGTTGTAAGAGGTAAACTCATCGTCTCCTTGTGCCATTCCAACTGCGGTCTCGTTTAATAAGCTCGCCAAAGGATTGTTTGACGTAAAGCTTGGTTTAGGTTTAACGGGTTGTGTGTTTAGAGTCAATGGGACAGCTTTTTTGGCTGCTATTGATTCTTTTATAACCGGCTTTACTAAGTTAGAGGATGCGAGCTCCTTGATAATGGAGGGCATTTCTTGACGGATGGCCTTAACCACCTCTTCTCTTATCAATTTTCTAAGTAAATCTACTTGTGCCATATCTTATAAATATTGGTTTTTTAATATTGCTTTTTTAATCAGGTTCTCTTGTTCCTGCTTTTAGCTCGTCTATCTCTTTTTGTAATTTAGTTAATTCAATTTCGGCTTCTTTTATTTTCTTTCTTCTATCTACTACAATAGGAATTCCAAATGCGCCTAGTAATAATGCCCCAGCAAGTTCTTTTTTCCAAGTTATTATGCTTTCTTTTAAAGGACTCATCTTGTTTTCTCTAGTTTTAACAGAGGCATCTACGGCTAATTTCTTTTGGAATTTGCCAGTTCTAGAACCACTTGGATCTGATTCTTTAAGATTTTGAGACAATTGTGTTTGTGCGCTAGCCATGGCCTTTCTCATTCTTCGTCTTAATCTTCTACCTCCTTTAATGCTATTTACAAATCCATTAAGGCCCAATCCTGAAGCTCCGCCCCCTTCTTCTGTTTCGCTATCTTCGCTTTCTGGATCGTCTAAACCATCATTAAAATCTATAAATTCTATTCCGTCTATTGATATTTCATCGTCCATTAAGAAATTCATGGACTCTTCCATAACCGCAATATCAGATGGTCTGAATCCTGAAAATCCTATATTGACTTGACCTGGATTATTTATTTTATCTGCAGCTAAAGTGCCTTGAGATTGTAAATTATTTTGTAAAGAGAGACCATCTCCACTAACTCCAAAATTGTCCGTAGAATTCATCATTCCACCGATACCTGAATTATTAGAATTAATTCCACCGAATCCAATCGTGCCTCCTCCGTTAACTCCTCCAACTCCACCACCAACTCCATTTTTTGCAGTAGAAGAAGCCCCACTTAAATCGGAATACCCATTTACTCCATATCCAGATGAGTTTTGATAGTTGGATCCATTTTGACCCAAAGGATTTAGAGCATTCGCTAAAGCATTGCTTCCAATTCCATTAGCAGAAGTTCCGTCTGAATTTAATGTGCCTTTTGTTGATTGTCCCAAAGGACCAAGACCAGTAAGAGCGGGATCATTACCTCCAATGCCTTTGTTCATTAAGTCAGCTTTTTGGCTATATCCCAATGAATTAGCATTAACCAATCCGCTTGATAATAGTTTAGCTTTTACTTCGTTTATTATCACTCTATCATCAGATGCATAAGTCGCATCTGTTTGTAATGCCATTACTCCTTTAGCATCAATAGCAATACCAAATCTTCTTCTTATTCTTAATTCTGAATTAGTAACTTCTTCTGTAAGAATTTCTATTGTATAAGGTCCAAAAGTATTGTTTTTTGCATTCTTTTTATTGAAGTAATTTGTAAGGAAAGCCAATAATTCGTCAGCTCTAGATTGCAATGCGTCTCTAACATCTTTAAAATCTTGAATTAGTTTAGGATCTACGTAAGCTCCATTGCCTCGTCCTGACGCATTAAGATCGTTCTGAACATTAACTTTTATAACTCCAAATCCATTTCCGTTAGAATCTAAATTCAAATCATCTGCGCTAGTAGTTATGTTACCTGTGGTTTCGTTGCCCGCACCTCTTTGGTTTTGTAGTCCACTAGCATTACCAGAATTGTCTAGAGAGAAAATATCATTTGGTCCGCCTCCACCAGTGCCAATAGGTCGGCTTCCTCTAGAGCCAGCCCCTCCTGCTCCTCCCAAACCATTTCCATTTCCAAGATTGTTTCCAAGTCCTGTTGCGCTTCTAGGAATATTAGTAACATTTCCTGCATTAGCAGTTTGATCCAATCCATAAGCATCTAAATCGGATTGCAGAGTACTAGGATCGTTTAGCGTTTGATTAATAGCGTTATCTTCATTACAAGCTTCTAAGTTGTAAATTATTACAGTTAACTTATTAATTAATTCGTATAATTTTGAAACTAGACTTTTTAGGAACCTAATTATAACTCCTAAAAATTCGTTTATTTGTTTTAATCTATTCAAGAACATTAAGAATCCGTACTCTTTAATAGTTTCTTGTACTACATTAGAAGCAACGCTTGTTACACCCACTGTGGTGAACATATTTGGTACTGGAATTGCTAAAAAGAATTTTCTTAATATCCAGAATATCTTTACTAAAAGTAAGAATAACTTAATAAGCATACTTCCAAATGTAATAAATCTAAGTATAGGAGATATTATAGTTATTATAGTTTGACACAATTTT